CATGATAATAATCCCCTTTGGTTTGTTATGTCTGTTTGTAAAAGTCCTGATGTTATGTTACTAGCTTTTCCGAATAATGGGAAAGGTAAAACTTTACTATCTTTTGGTAAATCAGGAAATTCTTTTTGTATGTTTTCTATCATTTCATCAGTAATTTCAATTACTTTATTTTTACTACCATCTATGGTTGCTTCATGTAATTTACCACCATATTTTTTAATTAATTTTTCGGCAGCTTTTGGTATTTTTTTATCATATGTGTTTACATACAAATCTTTATATTGAACATTACCTCTACTATCTGTTCTTTGACCACCCTCATTCCATTGATCTAAAACTTGCTGACTATTTGACCAACTAACATATTTTTGTCCGTTTTTATGCGCTTCTTTTATAGCGTAGGTTAAACCTGTTGTATAAATACGATCGCCTTTTAATGGATTTCTTGGAGTTGGAGTGTGTCTTTCAAGTTTACTTTCATACAAATCTAATTCTTCCTTATGTCTGTCTAAATAATCTAAGAAATGATTTAATGATATTTCAGAAGGAGCAAAATTTTCACTATCAGGATTATGCGAAGAATTTTCCCAGGCTTTATCAAAATCTGCTTTTGTCATATCATCAACATGAATGCCAGTTACCGTACCATCTGCATTGTTGATTGTACCTGTCATACCGTATTTTTTCATTCTGTAACGATCTGCTGCTTTTAAATTGTATTCGCCCATGTCATCAAATACATCTCTAACATCATCTATATCAAAATCTTTTACGTCAATAGTTTCCATTTGTTCAGCCATAAAATGATAGTTGCCTTCATCATCTGCATAATTTTCTTTGTTTCGTTTATATTCTTCATCTGTATAACCAAATTGCCTACCATCTTGATGCCAATCAGATTGAAATTCGCCCATATGATATACTTCAGGGTTATTATCAGGCAATCCTAATACAGTATTTGGAAACTTATCACCACCACGTATAGTTTTTCTAATGTGTGCCATTGTGTTTTTATATTCACCAAAATGCCCTTTGTCGTAATCGTAACCTGCACCACCTACAACTGAAGTAGGTTTACCGTCTGATAAACGTATGAGTTCTTCACTATATGTGTCCATATGTTGTCTTTCTGCATCAGACACCCATTGTGAATATTTAGTTTCACCTGTGCCTAAATTGTTAATGTCTGCGTTAATATAACCTCTATTTCTTGCGTGGTCGTTGATTACGCTTTGTACAATAGGTAAATCTCCATGAACACCCATATTTAAACCATCAGGTGATGTTACTTCGTAACCCATAAGAGGGGTATACTCTACTTTATAATGTTGTGTTTCATCATCTATTGTTACAGGAATTTTTTGTAATAAAACAGGGTTTTCTAAATATTCGTTTTCTATAATTGCATCAACTGCTTCATTAAAATCTGCCTCAACTTCATCTGAAATTAATGACTTAGTATAATCTTGTTCGGGATTTGCATATTCTTCTAAAAATTCTTGATCCCATTCTTTAATACCCATTCTTTGGTTATCTTCAAGTTGAGCAATAATTATAGCTTCTGCTTTTTGACTTGCTTTTTCTGCTTTGCTAAAACCTCCAACATCTTGTTTGTTTCTGTATGCTAAATCCATTTGTCTATCTACTTCCCGTTTTAATTGCATACCGAGTGTCATAGGATATTTGTTAGGATAAAGTTCGTGCATCATTGTAACTACTTCTGCATGTTTATAATCTTTCAAACTAGGATGACCAGTTCCTATGTTTCCTTGACCTGATCTTAAAACTCCTGCATCAGTTATTAATTCAAATGGATATAATTTTCTGCCTTGAGGATTTACTTCTTCTGCAATTCTTTGCGCTTCTGTAGTTACAATTGGTGATGCACGTTCAAAAGAACCTGTAAAGTTTTCCATATAACCATCTGAAGCAAAACCTTTAGATGCTTCATCTTGAGGTAAAAGACTCATAGTGTTACCATCAGGTGTTTCTTCATCTACATAATATGTGTCAGTAAATTCATTTTCTCTGTAAAAATTATTTGCAAAATTCATATCAGTAAGAACCAATTGGTTTGGTATTCCAGGCTTCATTTCAGCAGAATCTGTTTTCAATTGTGTGCCAAACAATGACACTCTGTTGTCATCGATAGTGTCTAATAAACTTTGTTTTGTTATTTGTTCTTTAGGATCAGCGTTTTTGATTAAAGATAATATTCCTAAGTTCTCTAGTTCTTGATCTGATATTTGTTTCTTTTTTAAAAACGGTTCTATTTGATTTGCAGGTAAACTGTTTTGTGGCATATCTAATATAGTTTTTTCTGCTTTTAAATAATAACCAGCAGGATCAATAAACGGACTATTACCTACATTTTTTATAGATAGACCAACTGGTGTTGCACCTATACGCTTAACTATATTTTCTACTTCAGCTTTCTTTTCAGGTGAAATGTTTTTAATTTTGTTAATACCATATGCCGATCCTAACAGTAACGCTACTAAGTCACCTGGGTTTTGTAAAGCAAAATCTCTCATTGCGCCTTCAGTAGCAAAGAATGTTTTAGCATCATTATAGATTTGCGCTGCCATTTCTCTGTTAGCCATACCATCATAACCAACCATTTCATCCGTTTTATCTAATCCTTGTGCAAGTAAACTGTCATCAGGGATCATATTTCTAACTGCGCCACTTGTTATATCAAGCAGCGTGTCAGCCGATTCAACTGGATTCATTGCAATATCTATTAGACCTGTGCCTATTTCAGATAAATTAGCAGGTAAGTTCTTACGAAACACCTCAGAGTCTTGAGCCATATTCTCAAAATCAGTTGTAAGATCGTAGACGTTAGTCCTTTCTTTTTTTTGTGGTGTTGGGATTTTTTCTGCGTTGTACAAACCTAAATCTGCACCAAATTGAAATGGTTTATCTATTAAAAGGTTAGTTACTTTGTCTTGCCTAGATTCTTCAGTACCTATTAAACCTGTTATTCCAGGCTTCACAACATCCCAAATACTACCAAAGACACTTCTCATACTACTCCTTGTAGATTTCTTCTGATTGGTTTATCCCATGCTTCATTGTAAGGTTGATACCCTACAGCTAAGTAACGGAAACTATCTGCCCCATGTGATGCCCAATTGTGGTCAGGTCGCATCCTCCATGTACTGCCTGTGTCATCCCACTTTTTGCTATAGTTTAACAAACTATCAATACCACGTTCACATTTTTCTTCATCAAAGTAGCATCTATCTAGCATTTCTCTGACTTTTTGTATGCCATCTTCTATTAATAACTGAGGTGCTATCTCTGTTTTGTCAGCGTGTATACCCATACCTTCTAATGTTTCTAGCCTTGACTTACCTGATCCAAGCTCTCTAACTCTAATGTCATGTGGAAATATGTATTGGTCGTAAACATAACCTTTGTCTTGCAGCACTTTAACATAGTGTTCAAGACCTACACCTGATGCTTCATAATAATCTATTAGATGTACTTCTGTTCCTATAAACTGTGCAAACCACATGGCTGTGCTATCTCCAACACCTAAATCAAAGCTAACAACTACACCTTTACCACGATCATAGCGTACTTTAGTTATTCTATCTTCATCTTTTGTTCTACGCATTTCGGTTTGATAATAGGCGCCTTCTGTATAAATTAAAAAACCACCTTCCCATATATGTTCATACATATCAGGGCGAGCTTCTTTATCTTCTAGCCTAGTTTGCTCTAATACATCAGGAAACCACGGATTGTCTGTGTAATTTAGTTCTACTATTTTAGAGTCAGGTGGCGGTTTAGCTCTGAATCTTTCATGCGTTGCGCTGTATTTAGACTCAGGGTTGTAAGTAATCCACACTTCACTATCTACTTCACGTACAGACGGAATTAATAGATTCCAGGCTTTAGCTGATACTTGCTCTGCTTCATCTACCCAAGCCAGTAATATTCTAGCTTTTGATTTGATAGATTCAAGTGATCTACGCAACCCAGCAAATGTATATTGTATGTGTCCATCACGAGATTTGATATATTTCTCTCCACATTCGTAATACTCAGCTAACCACGGAACAGAATTAATTGCTGATTTTATTTCTTCTAATGATGAATCGTTAAGAGAGTTCATAAACTCACGACCACATAATATTTGACCTTTGATTGGTGGGTTTGAATTACCCCATTGATAACCTTTTACTGCTGTCATCAATGCAAAACTGCGGGTTTTTGATGATCCTCTACCGCCATATGCTATACGATACCTGGCTGAACCTTCAAATACTGGGATTAGTTTAGGTGGCAGCTCAATTTGTGCTTTTGTCATTGTTTAGCAATTAACTCTATAACTGTAGGCTTCATGCTTTCATCAGAGCTTGTATGATCTATACTTGTTTTGTCACCATACTTTTGCGGTACTAATTTACTAGCTACCCATTTTCTTGCATCTATTTTTAATCTAGCAACTTGAAATGTGTTGTTGTCTGCTTCATCTGCAATAGCTAAAATCTGATCTGCATGAAACTCTGAGCTAATTGACTTCGCGCGCGTGTATCTATCGGATAACCCATCAATCTTATACATCCATCGATACCAAGTATCAGCATTTGGAGTCCAATCTTCCTCTCTACATAAACTAATTACGCTGCGCCCCGATGCTATTTCTTCTAACATACGATCTTCTAGTTTTTTTGTATAAATACTTGGTCTAGCCATTACGCTGTCCTAGTTTTCCTAGCCTTCTTTTTCTTATTTGCATTTCGTTTACTAATTGCTTTACCTTTTGCAACTGCATCAGCTTTACTTGAAGCTCCCCAATCTCTTAAACTTTTTAACAATGGTGTTGGCTTTCCATCTTTATACTCCGGTCCAGGCATTTTGCCCATGCGTTGTAAAAATGCTGCCCTTCTTGGGTTATCTCCTTTCTTGACTGGCGCTCCCATTAGTTTATACCCATATTTTTTGCAGTCTCAGCTGCTTTTTTAAAGTTCATTGCAGTAGGTCTGCCTTTTTCACCTTTACGTTTCATGCGTTCACCACTACCTGCTTTAATTCTTCTGCGTTTAGCGTGAATTCTATCGTACAGTCCAGGTTTCTTTTTTTTCATATCATCTCCGATTAGTTAGGACACTCTTTCCACAATGGATACCACAAATGGTTGGAAGCACTAAATGTAGCATCTATTAATGTATAAATGTCCTAGCTAATTAAATCTCTCCAATCATCAGGAAGTTGTAACTTAATCCCAAGATCGGTTTCAGCAAAGACAATTACATCATCTATGTACTCACCCATTTCTTTAGTATTTAGTTCTGTCGTTGATTTTAAGACAGTTCTTTCTTTATTGCAAACAATCTCAGTTGATCTAGTAAGATATTCTTCTCTGCAATGATCATGTATTGCATCTTTACTGTTAAATGTTTCCTTGCGTATCTGCTCAATAATCATCCAATACAATCTATTCTGAGCTTGGCTTCTAGTCATTTTGTTTGGCTTAATAGTTATCACAGCTTCCTCTGAATCGCTTTGCTTAAAAAAACTGCGTGTCATGTTCTCTACAATCTCAGCTTTAGGCTTGTTACGTTTTAATATTCTATGTAATGTTTCACTCATAATAAATAATCTCCTTAATGCTATATTCATTTCAAACCTTTTTTCTTTAATATTCTGTCTGTTCTACGTATAGCAAAGTCAAACATTTCCTCAATAAAGTAAGGTTTCCAGTAGGGATGTCCTATTCTACCGTCAACGACATCATGACAATATCGGCATAAATAAGCTCCTACATCACGACCTTGATCATCCTTAACTTTTTCACCCATGCCGCCACCATTCTTGTGAGCAAAAACCGTTGTGGCTCCGTTATCATTAAGACAATCATCTAGCTTTAGGGTACAAGCCTGTCCTCTTGCACTACGAGTTATGGCGCTCTCTTTCATTTCTCAACTTCAAATTTGCGCTCATACATTACTTCTGTGTTAAGCCATAAGATAACATCAGCAACACTATAAACTGTTGTAACTGATCCACCAGCAGTTCTAATTTTTTTATGCATTTCTTTTTGTGATTGGGTTAAATATCCTTTAGGATGTTTATCATTTGCTGGTCGTTTAACTTCTAATCCCCAATACAATCCATCATACACAACTGTTATGTCAGGTACACCACTTTTAGTTCCTGTAGCTTTTAATTTAGCTCCTTCTATTTTTGATCTAGCACCACCATTTGGTACTGCCCAATAACATACATTACGCATATCAAGATATTTGCATATAGCTTTTTGTATTACATCTTCTTCATAGTTCATCAGCTTTTTGCATATCCATGATAAGAGTAAATTTCATTTGATCACATAATCCTATAATTTGATGACAAAGGTTTTGTTTCATTTCGTGATCTTCAATAGCTTCAATTGTTCCTATAATATCTCTAATAGATTGTATTAATTTTTTTCTTTCGCTATGATCAATCTTTTTTGGCATGTTTTTTTATCCGTTTTCTAGGTTTTGTTGGCTCTAAATAATTAGCTAACCCATATATCATCCAATGAGTAATTGGTTTGTTTGATGCAATCCTGGATGTAAACCCACTAAGTGACAATCCTAACATCTTTGCTGCTTCTTTCTGTGTGATGTTCAACCTTTCGAGTTCTTTTGGTATGGATTCATAATAAATAATTTTAGACATAATAAAAAAAAATAAAAGAATAATTAGATTATATCAATATTAGTACATTGTGGTGAATTGGTTTCTAAGTTTCGCTTTCAGCGAGTGACTTATGGTAGAGCTTTTAGGGATAAATCCCTTTTTTTTAAAGCAAGAGCTTTGAGCTTTTTAACTTATCGGGTAATGCTGTGGAGCTTTGAGTTCGTGCAAGTATCCCCAACCTAGACGTTAATCTAAGTTAGAGATTCTCATCGGTATAAAGCGCATCGCAGTATCATCCGTGCTTGTTTCAATCATAGTCAAACAAGTCAGAGTTCATTGCTACGGTATGATCCGTACTCAGCCTTCTGTAACTCTGCGCTAGATTTTCTTTATCGGCTCAAGGTGGTTACCAGTATAAACCTTCTTAATCTAACATCAATCCACAGCTTCTTGGAACGCATAACTGAATCTCTTTTTTTAGGTGTGAGTGAAGTATTTAACTCGACATATCACCTTTCGCATCCTAATATTTGCCAAGAAGTTCTAAGATGGTATAATCTTTCACAGAACGGTGGGGCAAACACCAGTTTTAGACAACCCTTAGAGCTTATCCACTCTAGGGGTTTTCGCTTTCTGATTCACTCAAAAAACGCTAAACCAAGATTTAAAATGATACACAGGTTTTGTAATCTTTTTTTTAATTTTTGCAAAAAAACTATCCCTGACTACCGTTAGGGATTTTCAATTAGCTCTACAACCCCTATTCCTATAGGCTTAATTATTTTATGTCAAATGTCTAACAGTATACCAATATTAGTATATAATATCTGTGTCGAGGATAACAAATCGGCACTTTTTTAACTACGATTGGAGATACAAATGCAAAAATTAACTAAACACCAGTTTGAAGAAAAGTTGTACAAACTTAACAACAATACAATTCTTGACTATGATCAGATTAGAGAGAATGGCAGCTTACTTCATCTTTACTACAATGATAAAGGTCACATAGGCACTTGGCAAAGAGGTGGACATAATGTAATTTTTAAAGAAAGATTACCTCAACCAAGTGATGATGATGCAAAATTGTTTACAAAAGGTTATTCACCTAGCATGATGGCTACAAAAATGCGTGAATGGGAAACTATGACAGGTAAACAACACCCAAATCATACTAAGATATTATTAGCTGAAGCACAAGAAATAATGAAAGCAAGAAAGGAGAATAAGTAATGGCTAATTTAACTGAAAAACAAATGATTACAATTCTTAAAAATAAAGCAATAAACACTTGTTCAGATGATGAAAGAAAACAAGTTATGAAGTTTGCTTTTGGAGATGATTACATAAAATCAAATGATAAAGGAAAGAAAAAACTTTATAAGGAGAATAAGTAATGAAAGCAGTCAACACACACTTTATGCGTAAAAACGGTAGACAACAACATCGTATGGCTATGGTTTATAAGCAAGGTCGCAAATGGACTCATGTAGTTTTTGTAGAGTATCCAGTACAAATCGAAAAAGTATTGAACAAAGATGCCGAGAGCTTTCATGTTTACCCAAACTCTGTCACTAGAAATTTACATAGTAAGCTAAAACATATGGCTAAACTTTGGTATGGCAGAAAATCCAATGCTCCTAAGAATGTGCAGTTAGCACTATGGGGGGCATAATGGGTACTACTAAACTTAAATCACAAGATCACTTACACGGTGGTAAACCAACATCATATAGTCGCAAGGCTCGTAGAGTAATGAAACGAGAATTGACTAAAGTTGCAGACAAAGGCGAAGTAATTACAGACAAGATGGTTGATACTGCTTTGCGTTTATTTCATGATAAGGAGAATGTAAATGGAAACTAAAGAATCTATACAAAGAGATGAAGCGTTTTCAACTCAATGGGAATTAAACAAAGATGATGCTCGTGACGAATGCATGGATAAAGTCAATGACATATTGATGGAGGTTGAGCATATGGTTGACGATAACGACAATTCTGTTGACCTAATAAATGTTATGCCATTATCTCGTGCAATCTTAGAAGCTAAGAATCTTCGATATTTTGACTTTTCTGCTATTGTCTATGGAAAGTATAACGATTATGAAGAAACATATTCATATGACTTTACAGAGGACATCGGTGATGCTTTACAAGATCGTTTAGGTTTTGACATTTATACAATAATAACTGGAGGTAAATAATGAGCATATCTGATTACTATTACGATGAAATCAACTCGGAAGATTTTTTAGAGCATCCGTCATACGATGAGTACAAAGAGCAACGTGCAGGGTTTGATGCATTTACAAATAAGGAGAGCAATATGCATGGCAAATGGACTAAAGAAAACTTTAATGAATATCATAAAAATCACCCTGAGATTTATGACTTGTTTGTTAAGTTTACAAATATCGCTACACAAAGAAAGAAATACTATTCTGCAAAAGCTATATTTCACAGGATTAGATGGGAAACTATGATCTCAGGTGAAGGCGATTATAAAATTGATGATGGGTGGATTTCACATTACGCTAGAAAGTTTATGGATGACTTCCCACAACATCAAGGTTTTTTTCAAACAAGAGATAGGAAAAATTCTTATCACAAAAATTAAGGAGATATTATGGAACAGCAATTAGACAAATACGGTTTACCATTACTTGAGTCAATACCTTTGGGTAAGTCTGAATATGTAATGGTTAAGACTAGGCTTCAATACTTTCGTAAGCATTACGAGAACGCTAGTATTGATACGGATCATGTGTTTTTTGATGGTGAGTCAATTATGTGCAAAACTACAATCCATGTTGATGGTAAGTTAGTTGCTACTGGTATGGCTCATGAAGAAAAAAGCAAGAACAACATTAACGCTACATCTTTTGTTGAAGTGTGCGAAACAAGTGCTGTAGGTCGTGCGCTTGGGATGATGGGTATAGGTATCACAAACTCGGTTGCGACATACGATGAAGTTAAGAATGCTATTGCACAACAAGAAGCTAATGCTAAAGCTGACGAGTTAATGCAATACAAAGCTGAGAGTTTGTCAGCTAAGTTGATTATGGCTATAGAGTCAGAAGATGAAGAAGGTGTTACTGAAGTTGAGAAAGATTACAGAGGTGACACTCCATTGGCTACACGAGTCAAACTTACACTTAGTCCTGAACACTTGGAGTGGATGGCTGAACGTAAAGAACGCAAGTCGTTAGAGAGCAAAGAGAAAGCTAAAGCTAAACATGAAAACAATCTTGCTCGTGCTAAAGAGTTTGCTGAGAAACAAAAGAACACAGAGGATTGACTTTCCTACGCTGTGTGGGAGGTTCTCCAAGCCTTCCTTAGTTAAAGACAAACAAGTCCGATTGGTTACCGTAAGTAACCACCAAATTTAATATAAGGAGCTGTAATGGTAAATAAAGTAATGTTAATAGGCAATCTAACTCAACCACCTGAGTTTAAACAATTGCAAAATGGTGGCACAGTAGCTAGAGTTAAATTAGCTACTAATAAATCGTGGAAGGATCGAGCCACAGGTGAAAGAAAAACAGCAGCAGAATATCATACGTGTGATGTGTGGAATCAGTTAGCTGAAACTTTACAGAAACTTGATCTTGATACAGGCACTCAAGTGTACGTAGAGGGCGAGTTAAATACTAAGAGTTATGAGAAGGATGGTATTAAGAGATACTCTACTGTAATCAAACTTGGTGGCTTCGGATCAGAGTTTCGTATTTTGTCTAAGAAAGAGCCTAGACAAGAAGCGCAACAAACACCACCTCAAACAACTTACCCATCAGAGCAACCGAAAACAATAACACCTGTTGCTAGGGATGAGTTTGACGATGACATTCCATTTTAATATGAAAACACTAACAATAATATTTGCATTAGCCTTAACAGGATGTAGTGCATTCACAGACAAACTATCTGAACATGATCCATTACTTATACCACCTAATGTGATTGATAATAATCCTGGGCAGATAATTTGTAAAACGGAATACCCAAAGATGTGTGATGGGTTTTTAACTGATAAAACAATTGATATTAAGGAGTAAAAATGAGCATATTTAATCGTAAGTTAGACAGGTACAAGCCATACATTAGTAGGTCATTAAACATTGAGTATATGAATGCAAACTTTACAAAAGAATCGTTAGAAAGAGTTTGTCGTAAATACAATTATGAGATTGACAGACGTAAAAAAATGTCAACGATAGTGGATGAAATCTATGACCTTATTGTTTGAGAGTTTTATACCAGTAATTGTTTTAATAGGAGCTTGTCTAATCTCTATGGGTTTAGTCATGCTCCTAATGTCACTAGGTTTACCTGATAAACAAAAACACGAAAAGTTATACAACGATGATGGTTATCCTGTTGACAAGGATGGAAATGCTTTAGACCTTCATGGCAATCTTATAGATTATGATGATTTAAATATATACATAAATCAAACATGGGAATTAGAAAAAGCGATAAAGGATGGTACTCTATATGAAAACTAAATTTACTGATGAGGAGCTTATGGCTTTTGCTGATAAAGAAACTAAAGGCGAGAAAGCTATGGATATTTTAGGTGTATTGCTACAAGGTGATGACGAAGCTAAGGAGTTAGCTAAAAGATTAGACGTTTTTATCGATACACGCAATGCATTAATTAACACTTTAATTGGAGATAAAAAATGAAAGATTTAATAAACGCTGCTAAAGTTATTAAACATATGTGTATATGGGTTATTACAGGATCAGCGCTATACATTGCTATGTGGTTTGCTCAATATGAGGTGTACATACAATGAAGAATAAACATTTGATTAAAACCTACACATTATCTGATGGTCAGAAAGTAACTTGTAGGCAAGTAGCTGCTGAAATACAGATAAGCGAATCAGCAGCACGTAATAGATTAAACCGTTCTGACGATCCTAAAAAAATCTTTGCGCCCTATTTAAGATCAAATGGAGGTCAACTTAGAAGGCAAGATAGGGATAAGTTAAAAGGCACAAAAAAGAATGATGATCGTAAAACTTATGAAGAATCTCTTTTACGCAAAGTTTTAAAAACTATTTAACCCTTTAAATATGTGGGCAATTACATCGATTGTCCACCCATTGCCTAAAGCCTTGTATTTCTGACTATTACTTATTGGCTTACCTTTATCATCATAACAATTTTCTAAATAATCATCATGAAATGTTTGTAGCCTGGAGCATTCTCTAACAGTTAATCTACGATATGTTGGAGGTGTCATTACTTTAGTAACATTACTAGCAACTACTGTAGGTGCTTTATAATTAGGATTATATACACGATCTGCCATATCAAACCGACCTTCCCTTTCCTCAAATTCGGTTAAGGCTTTATCAAAATAATCTGTTTTGATATCTAATACTTTTTTTAATGGCATCCAATGTTCTTCTGATGGTATAGAAAAAGATTCGCTACCTACTTTTCTAAAGTAATGTTCAACTGTAGAAAATTTAACATCCAGTTCGTCAGCTACTTGTTGCTTAGTTTTACCGCTATTTTTTAAAGCACTCAACAAACAATGCTGCAACAGCTCTATGTCTACTTTATGTTTTCTGACTTTAACTTGTTGCGGAATAATTGTTACTTTAGGTTCAGAAGGTATTTGATATAACCCAGTTTTGCCACCTTGTCCACCACCATTTGCTGAAAGACATTGTGATTTGCCATCGACTGAATAAATACGAGTAGCTTGTTTAGGACTGTTTCCAACATGACCAACACATCCTGTTTTGTTTCCGTTCAATTTTACATATGGTTCTTCGTAAAATATTTCATTTGGTTGTGACAATTCTTTTATCCATAAATTACCATTACTATAATTAGTTCTCAAAGATGTAGATTTATCACCTTTTACATTTTTTTTGTTATATGGATCAACAAAATCACCCTCGTCAGGTGCATATTTTTGTGATGTTTCACTTGATATGCGAACACCTGTCATACCTTGATTTCCAAAACCTTTATAATCTCTAGCTAGTAATGTTGATGCTTTATCTACATTAGCTTTGTGTTGTGTTTTACCTTGATTAGTAACTATATCACCTACACCATTTTCTAATATATCTTTTAGTAATATACCTTTATCTTTAGGAATAGTAATTGGAAAATTTGCCCAATATAAACGTTGCCTATTTTGTGCGCTAACTAAACTGCTATTAATGTGTACAGGCTCGACACCAACATGATCAGTTATTATTTGTTGAAACTCTTTTTTCATTTTTACATTTTCTAAAAGAAATTTAACATTTGGGTTATAAGCCTTACATTCTTCTAATATTCTTGTAAACTCAAAAAATAATTTAGATTGCGGATGGTCAAATGCTAATTGAGAACCAGCAAAAGAAAAACCCTGGCACGGAGAACCAGCTAATATAAGATCGATTTTAGGTAGGTTTTTAGCAAATACTTGTTGCACATCGCCCAGTTGTACTGTTTCAGGAAAATTTTTGCGTGTTATAAACATAGGATATTTTTCTATTTCGCTAGAAAGATATAGTTTAGGTTTTATACCTGCACGTTTTAACGCTTCTTGACCGCAACTTATTCCATCAAACAAAGATAGCACGACTGGCTCATACATAATTACTCCTTAATACTTTTTAATATTTCAATACACAATTGTTCAGGTATTTTGCTTTTTTCATAACTGTTAGCTAGTCCTTGCGTTCCTGTTGATGATCCTCTTGGCGCAGGCTGATGATGACAATCAGTATTGCCATTAAAACAAACTGGTCTTGGTGTCCAATCATAAATATTAGTCCATAAATCCGTAGGCTTTGCTCTTATATCACCATACTGGCAATACCAAACTGTTTGTCTTATGTTTTTACGACCATAAAAAATAGGATCAATAAGATTTAATTTTCGTAATTTACCTCGTGGGTTTTCTATTACAAAGTATTTAGGTTGCAGCTCATCAATAATAGCTAATGTTTTCTTTACTAAAGCTATCCCTAATCTAGCACTATCTGTCTTAGGTGTGTGGTCTTTATTCCAATGTTTGCCTATTGATCCTACAGAAAAAAAAGTGCAAGGTGGCGATGCCCATATAATGTCAGGTCTAAACGGTACTTTAGTGCAATCAAAATCAAATATGTCTGTTACATAGTCAATTTTATCAAAAGGCTCAATATCTGAAGTAAAAGTGTTATGACCTAATTTCTCAGCTGCTTTACTAAAAGACCTACTACCTGCAAATAATTCTAATACATCCATACCAGGATTGTACAGGAGGAAATACTGTTTGTCAGGTTATTTTGGCTTTAAATTTCTTTTTCTGTGTCCGTTCCAAGCCATAAATCCAAAACCACGAAGTGCAAAAAAAGCTAGGTAATTAATTACTTTAAATCCATTCACGTCAATGCATATATCTCTAAACAATACATCAGCTTCTTTTTGTGTCATTTTAGCTGTGTGTCCTTTTTTGCCACCTAAATTCATGGACTCATATTTATACACCCAATCATGCACTAAGCCACCTGAAAGCAACACACCCATAGGACTAAGCCAAGAACGTGCAAATTTAGGCACACTAGCGCCATCAAATACAAATCCTTTCGGTATTACATAGTAAGTTGGATGAGCATTACCTTCATGCGTAATTGCATATTTCCAGTCTTTTGTAATTTCCCACTTTCTTGTTGTTGCTATCCACAACCAAATACCACCAAACAAACCCTTGCTTTTTGTTTCCATAGGCACAGGTTTCATGTGTGGCATGTCTTGATACGTTATTTTTACTGCCATATTTTCTCCTTATTAACGACCTTTGGCGAGCTGGCCGCCGAAATAAAACTCAATAATCATAGATGCCCATTTAAAAAGCTCATCCATTTTGACTACTGAACCCGCCTCAAGTTTCACATACTCTACAACATCGGGAGTAATTTGAAACATTCCAAGTATGCTCCAACCTTCCTTGACAGTAGGTACGATAGTCGGAACATTAAAAATTACAGGTGCTACTTGCGTGAATATAACAAGAGCAAGGATCACAAAAATAATTACCCTACGATTCATAGCAGCCATAGGACTTTCTTTTTCAGCCATTTGACGTGCTTGATTAATAGAATCGTTACGCGCTTGTAGGTTTTCTATCATTAACTTCTGTTGATCAGAAGCCGCTTGGCTTTTCAAAGCATATAACTTAGCAATAAAACCTAGACCTATTGGTGCTATGTTTGTTAAAAATGCAATCATAAAAGTTTCATAATAAGATCACCTAATCCAATATCAACTGTTGTCATTACAACAAATGCTAATATTAAACCTTTGCCCATCGACATAAACTTTAAATTCATGTTCTTAATCTCTCTGACATCTTTGTACAAATCTTCTATCTGCTTTTCATGGCGATCTAACTGCGCCTGTTGTTTAGCTGTCATTAATATCTTCTCTTAGGTTTAGGTGGTAATTTTCTTCTTTTCTTGTAAGGCATAAGTTCTCCTATGTTATCAGTTACTTAGTGGGTTGTCTAATGACTGCTGTATGCGTTTCATTAGTTTTTCTTCTGTTGTGTCTAACTGTATGTCAAATTTATCTAGTTTATTATCCATAGTAGTAATTCTAACATCAACTGATTGTAGTTTACTATCAATACGGTTTTCAAGGTTATAGCTTGAAGTTCTGAGTCTAGCTAAGTCCTCTTTAAGTTCCACCTTAATATCAGAAGCAACTTCCTCAACTCGCAATACATCTGCTGATGTTTTAGCCATTTGTGCAGCTACTGCATCTAGGTCCAGGGTAGCTAAACTTTCTAAGCGCTGATACATTGTAAACCCTGCATAAAGCGCACCTACGATACTGCTCAGTAAAGCAAACGCTCCTACAAGTTGAGTATAGGTAAATCTTAAACTTCCGATCTTAAGTCGCTTATCGACTAAGCCTTCAATTTCTGCTACCTTGTCACCTAAATCAGTTGTCAAATCCATCTCCTTGTTGCATAGATTTTAACAGTTCTATTTCTTGGCGCAACTTTTCAACTTCTAAACGTCTAGCTTGTAATTCTAATTGATAAAGAGTATTGCAATTAATTCTTTCTCTTGGTGCATCTAACGGTATAACTATTCTTGCGTACAAACCTAATTGTTTCGTTTCAGGATTAAGTGGATCAGGTTTGCCAATAATAGGTGCAACTGCGTTATTTACAATGCCGGTCATTCCCATATCAAACAAAAGACTGCCCCCTATAGAGTTGCTACAGTCTAATGAGCCACTTTTAAAACTATCTGTACCAAAAGATGATCCACTACTAGGCAACTGCAAGTTAAGTGATGTGCTACTGTTTGCAACAGCTTGTGTACATAGCATAATTAACAGTAACCATTTTATTTGAATTTTGAACATATCCTAGTAGCTAACAATGTTTGACTCTCATCATTACTCCTTAATTTAGATAAAGAACAGACGTATCTAGCTTCTGCTATGTTGCTTTCCCTAATGTATATATCAATCTTTACTTCTTGTAAGTATTCGACAGGGAGAATCTTATAAGCTGTAACAAAGGGTATTGGTTGCCAATCCCCATCGAATACTCCAATTTCATAATACTCTATATCAGGTCGAGAGTTCCACAACCTGATTTGTGTTTTCTTAACTTCACTAACTCCACTAACTGTCCACTTTGGATATGTAGGAGTTTGCTCGTGACTATGTACTGCGTAATTAAACAGTAACAAACATAGTGCTACTGAGCTACGCATTCAGCTAATACTACTGATTTATACGCACCACCTGGAAACGCTCTGTTACCACCATATACAGCTACTGATGTTGACTGTATCCAAACACTACCTGCAACGCTAAGTGCGTACTGTCTTGTTGCCCCACCATTTGTAGTTGTTGATGCAGTCTGATAGCCGCTCATGCCATCTGCACCTGTAGCCTTTACAGACACAGCACCAGTCCATGTCACATTGTCAGACAATGATGGACTTGAGCTAAAGCTAGTAGGGTATGACACCTGAGCATAATAAGCATTGGCTAGGGTAGTATCAAATCTAATTACCGGGACCTGCCCGTTACTAGCTGGATCAGTTGTTAGCGTATAAGCGTTTGGGTTACCGTACTTGCCTTCAACAGTTGTCGCTACGGTGCATCTCGATTCAACTGTGCCATTAATATCTGCCGCTAGTATTGGTGTTGCACTAAGTATGAAGCTAAGTGCGATTAATAGTTTTTTCATTTGTATTGCTCCTCTATCATCTCGTTCATTCTCGCATCTTGCGATAAGCTCCTTAATGCTCTCCTATTATCCACTATAGTACCACCTTGTAAAGCAACAGCATCAGGGTAGTAGTTGTCAGGTATTGTAGACACATAATAGTTTGTTAAATTAGTTACATTGTTTAATTGTTGAAGTATGACTGATTGTGCTATTTCATTGGCAATAGTTAACGCATTTTCTACATCAGCTAACATAAATTCTAATGACTCCTCATCTTCTTCTTCATCTTCTTCTTTTTTAGCTTGTTCATCATCTAACAACTTTCTGTCTGTTTCAGCCTGTGCAATAGCTACTGACTCATCTTGCAATGCATCGTAATTAGGAATATCAGGCAATGGTGGTGGTGGTGGTTTTTTATAACCAGGGCAACTTGGATCGCTCTGAGGATCGAAACAAGGATCAAACCGATAGATATACCTTACGTCAGCACCTTCTATACTACCTGTGCCTTCTTGCTTTAGCCTACCATCACCAAATACTGCAATAGGAGTGTATGGCAAAGCAATAGTTCTTCTTACCTCAATACCACCTTCTCGTTGTGACCAATCTTGTTTGTCTTGAAACACATAACCACCACCTACTTTATCGTTCTCTAGTGTAACAACGTAGTCATCTTCTTTGTTTTTTATTGGTGTGTATTTGTAAGTAACACCTGATACATCCATACCTCCAATACCATCAGAACCTAAATAAGTAGGAGTCATTGTCCATTCTAAGCCACTTATCGCAACATTAGGTGTGTATCCAAAACTGTAAGCAGTTACGCTAGAAGAACAAAAAAGCAGAAGCAATAGCGCCCATGATCTTAATAACATCATCTCTTTTCTCCTCCGTAGTTTTTTGCAAGTCTATGCTAGGCACAGGAATTTCATCGCTATGCACCTCCCACGCAGCTGTTGCTTCCGCACCTATTTTGCCCATATAGGGGCAGGGAGTCCCCGCCATAGCCATCGCCCTGTGGATTTCGCCACTTGGATCAGCACATAGTAATGAAACTGCTGCAACCTTCATACCAAAATCGTACAATGTTTTAGCGTTTTTGAGTCTTAAACAATTTTTTTCTGTATATGTAGCACCCAAACTTAATGAAAATATTTGTGTACCCATAGCACCACTAGATGAGATTGTGCATAAATCTGAATTTGTGCCACCTACATTTGGAGATATGGCACTTGGTGGAGGTGATTTAACTGTCGTTTCGTTTGTGCCTGTTGTAGACACCGTAGATGTCGTATTTTGAGTTATTGAGCTTTCATCTACTGCAAGTACAGGAAACACAAAAACAATCCAAAAACAAGCAACTATGCCAAATGCTATTGTGTTGTTAATACGTCTGTTCATACTAGATTTTGTTTAATCAATTTTAACGTCCTTTCTTTGACTTTAATTGCCTGTTGTTTTTTATAAAACCAATCTAATGGCTTAAAATTTCTTGTTCTGTAATCTGATATTCTTTGTCCTGTCATGGCATTTTCGATTTCTTCGCTGTTATAAAACCTTTTAAACTTTATTTTTTTATTAGTGTTGAATTTAACATAAGCATAAATATCACCTTCTTTGATTTCAACTCTATTTTCTCTAGCATGAAAAGCACAATCAAGAGGTCTAACATACTTTCCAATATTCATTTTCCCAGTAACTAAAATTGCTGAATTGTTAAAACTGTTATTCTCCATCATTGATGGTAAGTATTCCATCTCTAAGTCTTTTGTATCTGCAATAAATACATATGACATATGAAAAGATGCTAATTTTGATTTCAAATCTCTTAACTGTAAAAATTCTTCATAAAATTTTTGATCGTGCATGTCTGAGGATACATCATTTTTTTGAAACTTAATTCTGTAATCAAATAATGACTTTAAACAAAATGTGTTTTTATAATGCTCATGAAATGATGGGCAATGCATGTATTGATAGTTTGCAGCTTCTTTCTCTTTAAAGTAATTTTTTATCATTGGTACAGGTTCTTCAGCTCTTATTTGATATTTAGTGTCATATGACCAATAAACAATAACTTCATTAAGCATGGTTTTTATCCAAAATAATGTTCCCTGCTACAGATATTCTTTCAACGTCTGAAAAAAAAGGAGTAACTGAATGTTGCATCCAAGATGGAAAAATAAAAACTTCACCTTCATGTGGCATTTCTTCTACTGTATTTATTGCAAAAGGAAGTGCTTCACCATGATGAAACTGTATTGTTCCTGTACCTTCACTTTTAAATGTTTCTTTTGTTTTTTTGTTTTCTTCAATTAATTCTTTTGGTA